TGACTATTAGCAATATTACTAATATTTCCTAAATCAGTAAATATATTTCCTGTAGTTTTAACTATTCTAGTTTGAAAATTTGTTGTAGTATTAGCAAGGATAGAATTAGACCCTTCTCTAATATTTTGCAATGCTAAAGCAATAGTATTATCACTATCAATGCTAAAATTAAAAGTTAATTGAGATAGAAGATTAGCCGTATTACTTAATTCAATATAATTTTGATTCCAACTATTAGCAATTATAGTATTTCCTTTATTACCATAATAACTTATTATACCACCTGTACTTCTATTGCTTATATCTGTACTATAATTATCATATGCTGCAATTATATTACCTGTTTGTATAATTTTAGTTCCATTAGAAAAATATATATTGCCAAGAGCATTTTGTGTAGGAGCACTAAATGTATTCCCATAATTTGTACTAAAGGCAGGTATTTCTTGATTTAAATTATTACGATATAATCCATAAACTAAATCATCTATTACGGATAATTTAGATAATGAATTAGTACTCCAACTTGCATTAGTACTTGTACCTAAGGTAATTCCAGTAATTACCTGTGTATTAATATTTGCAAATGTATTATTAGTTAAAATTATTTGTCCGTTACTAAAACTACCACTTGATTTTATTATAGAAGAATTTCCTGTATCTAATATAAAAGTACCAACAAATAAAGATGGTGTTCCCATGCTTTGAAAATCGTCCCAACCAGTCATATATAAATTGTTATTCTGAGTCGATGATGTAATATTACCTGGTACATTGAATGTATTTGTTGCGTTATCAAATGTAAAACCTGATGCACCACCAAAACTTCCATTACTATTATATTGTACTTGTGTATTGCTACCACCAGGTGGAGTACTGCCTGGACCAGTAGCGCCGGCAGACCCAGTAGCACCAGTTGCACCTATACCTGTTGCGCCAGTCGGTCCAGTTAATCCTGTGGCTCCAGTAGGTCCTGTAGCGCCTGTTGCTCCAGTATTACCTCCGCCGGTACCCCAATATAACGTACCATTACCATATGTAGTTAAAACATTGCCATTACTACCGCCTGTAATGATAATATTTCCAACTGCACCTAAGTTTGCCGAATTTGTTACAGTTAGATTTGCAAAAGTACCATTGCTGTTTACAATATTTGCATTACTAATGTATCCATTGGCTATAAATGGTATAAGATAACTTGACATAGTTATACCTCAGGTCTAACTGCATCTTCAGTTAGATTTTCTTTTAATAATCTATCTTTTATTTTTTGGCACATTGATAGATAAAACTTATTAGTACTTTGTTGAAAAATATTATATTCTTTTGCTAGTTTTAAAAAATCATCTATTGAACCATTATCAATAGTTTGGATCATTTCTTGATTTTTATTATATCCAAATATTGGATTAATATTAGCAGTATGTATATTGTAGTTATTCATTTGTTATTCTCATAATATTGGAAATCTAGCCTTATTCAAACTCATAAATCCATAAGGAATAGTTAACCTTGTATTTGCTATGATATTTCTTACGGCAAAACCAGCACCAACGATAGGATTATTTGATACTGCTTCATAGTTTATATTTAGTTGTGCCTGATAACTAGTATTTCCGCAAATAATATATGTACTATCAGTAACATGTTGTGTATAATAATTACCTGTATTGTCTACGAAATAAAATGGAATAAGTTGGCAAACTGTATCATTATTTGAAGTAATAGTTACTTCTAGAAAAGTTTGTAGATTTTCATTATTTGCTAATGAAACGTTTGGTGCACTATAAATGAAAGAATAAAATCCATCATCTCCTTCAGTCCATGTTTGAAAGGATGCGCCTGCAGGTTCATATGCAGCAGTGCTATTAGCACTGTAACCATTTGCTGTAGTACTAGTTCCTTGAAAATATGGATTGTAATAATTTGGATCCACTGTAGTACCATCTAGATATACGGGTCTAGGTACCGTAGCATTCGCTATAGCAATAGGAGGCACGGTAGTATTGCTTTGCAAAAATGCAGTACTAAATGCGATCACACCTATTCTTGTTTCAGGATTAGCAGAACCATTTATATTTGTATATGTAACTGTGTTTGATTGAATTTGTTTAGTAACAACACCACCATTTTGTATTTGTATACATGCATTGGATAAAGGAGTAGTAGGTGTAGGAGTTACTTCAAAACTAGTATTATTAATAACATTTGTTACATATGTATTATTTGATAAAGTACCATTTCCTGTTATTAAAGTTACATTACTATATGGTAACACATTAGTTAAGGCTACACCAGTAGTTATAATATTACCATTACTGCTGCAGTTACAGGAGTCCCATTCTATTGCTTCAATAACATTTGCGCCTAACCATGATATAACTGCACTACTATTACCACGTTTGCCACTAGTATTATTTCTAGCAGTAACAGACCAATAATAATCACCTTGTACAAGGTCATTAACATTTACACTTACATATGTATAAAGAATATTAGCACTATCGCTATTGATATATGGCGCACCATTACTTTGTTGTATTGTACGATATAATCTATGTTCTAAAACATTACTTGAATTTCCATAATTGAAATCCATATATAATACAAGCCCGGTATCAGGAACATAACTTGTAACATCAAAACTTGTTATTTGTCCATTAGCGTTATCGCTAACAACGATTGTTGGTGTTCCGGGTTCACTGATAACGTTAGGATCTGATAATCCAGTATTGAAAGCAGGAACATAATCTTCTACTATGTCATCATATATTTGATCACTATATTCAAAGGCTTGTATATCTGCAAATAAATTACCAGTATCATCTTTAGTTTCTGCTACATTATTAACACGAAATAACTTATTAGTCCAACCATAAACTTCATGTGTGACGCGAATCACATCACCTGCTTCTACTTGTATTCCACTAAAATCTAATCTAAATGCTATAACTAAATCTTCACGACTTTGATATATACGTCTTGCTGCTAAATAACGTGCTTGTACAGCATTATTAACCAATGGTAATGTAACGTTTAATCTATTGATAGCCTCATTTGGTGATAATAACTGTGGATCATCTTCAAATAAATCTATGATATAATAATCTGTTTGATCTTTAATATTTGTATTTGGATATGCGACTTCAATTTGGTTATATGTTTCATTCAAGTCTATAGGACTTACTTCTATGCCGCCTACTAGGTTACTACTATCGACTAAAAATAATCCTGTTACAGTTGGATAACCAGCATATTTTTCATTAATAACTACTTTCCATTTACCTGTCAATTCACTATATTGCAACCAACTATCTGCGCTATCTACTAAAAATTGTAAGTTATTTAAACAACTTTGTCCTGTATCTAATGGACCATTGATACGATATCTTGCTTGCTGACTATACGGATCACCAGGATTCCAACCAACTGGTTTATAATCTATTAATTGATCACTATATGTATCTAAATCAACAAGACTAGTCGTATCTATACTCGTAATAGGTATCCCGCATCCATAACGTTGATTTAACATATAATCCAACATACATTCGCCGGGCTTAGTTAGACTATTTGTAATATTAACAGTTATAGCACCTACTCCTGTAGTACCTGCATCAGTGCTATATATTACTTTAACTATAGCAAAGGCGCAATTTGTCATAGTTTGATTTACGCCCCAGGCTTGTGCTGCAGGTACACCATTTAATGTACTTAATATTTGTGCAGCAGTTTGACCTCCTGTGTTTATACCTGAACTACTACCATTAGTAAACAAATAAACATATAAAAATCCATTACAACGTGTATCGACTTGTGGTGTGCTGGTATTTGTAATAAGTCCAGTAACAGTACCATCTGTCGGGCTTGCGAACTGTATTTGTTTACCATCGTAATAACATTTGCTTGTATCAAAAGTATACGTACCTCCGCCACCGCCTTGATCATCACTATGTTCTGCCAATGCTATAACATACCACATAGTTTTCTGATCAACACTTAGCATAGCATCTGTAATGGCACCTCCAACAAACGCAGTACCATATATTACAGGAAGTTTATTGCTAGTAGCAGGAGGTAACTGTATTCTGGCTCCACC